GATAAGCTGGCTTTTTAATTGAGCCTCAGTTTTCATTTTTTCAATTTCAAAAGCTATTTCCGCTTGTTTAATTTGCATTTTTGCATTCATCTCTGACTGAGATTTTTGCATAGCAGCTTGAGAGGCCATTTGCTGAGACTTCATTTGCATAGCAGCTTGGGTTTGTTGCTTGACCATTTCATTCTTTTCGTCTCTCTCTTGTTTTTGTTTTCTTTTTACTTTAAGCAATTGGTTAGCAAGCTTTAGGTTTTTAACCTCACGTATATCAATAGCGTCTTCAAGGTTTATATCTTGTTTAGACAATGCCATTTGAATATTAGCTTCCAATTGAGCTTTTTGTTCCTCATCAGGAGCTACATCTATAAATATACCAAAGTCATATATATATAAATCAGATATATCATTAAGTATACTGACATTATACTTTCCTATTTTGTTTACAAAATCATCTTTAAAATCAGCATACTCCAAAATATCTGCTACCCGGTAAGTTAAAGCTTCAGCTAAGCTTCGATACATAAACAAACTGCCATCTAATATATGTCGTGTAGCGGTATTAGAATTTAATGCAGCTAACTTTTGTAATCCAACTAAAGAGTTAGGGTCTGGTGTAGAGCCGTCCCTGGCTTCATTTAAGCCCGTTACAGCACGTATCATATCTAAATAATGATTGTAGTTAGCTATAAGCATTTGAGTCTTGCTAAGCCCGCTATTTGACGTAAGTTGTTGTATAGGGACTCTGGCTTGATTAAACTCACCGTCTTGAGTGTAACTTCTTCCGACTACACTACCTGTTTGAAAATACATTTTTAACGCATCCTCTGGATTGTATGCTTGACCAGTTCCTAAGTCAACTTCATTTAAACCATCCGCATCTATAAAAACTCCATCAGGAACTACACGAGCTATAACTTGTTGTAGTTTTAAGTGTGTTATTTGAATTAAATCTGCAAATGGTATCATTCTTCTAACTAAAGATTCAATAACACCTTTGTACATTCTTGGAGCTACAGCCACATAATTAGGCAATGCGTGTTGGCTTGAAGACTTTGGTCTTACCATGTTTTGAGCAAGCTCCCATTTTAAAATAATGTTTGTACCCATAACCATAATGCCGTCATACCAAACGTCTATGGTTTTTTCCATCTTTTCAAACTTACCCTCTTCCATCATTTCGACAGGAGGGTTAAATTGGTCATCTTTTTCTATAACTTTACTACCACCGTTTTCTAATATTTTTTTCTTATAAACCATCTTCTTGGTGGTTTTATAATTAAAATACATTAAGGTACATGTATCTTTATAAAAAATATCATTCTCATAAAACTGAGCGACATTATAGTAATCGTACCAACTTTGACTGTACTGGCTAATTTCTTCTAAATCCTCATTAGTTAGTTTAGGGTCAATTTTTAATAGCTCTGTAATTGGTAATGTTTTAATTTCGCCCCAATAAAAACAATCCTGAAAGTGAGGGTCTTCAGTATAACTATAAACAACATTTGCTGGGTCTACATATTCTACCTGAACGCCAGACCCGGGGAGGAACTCGTGTTTAGCAACACCCATTCCTAAAACAGTTAAATCATAATCAAACCTTTTCCTTAGGTCTATATAATGATTTTCCTCAAACAAGGTATTAATAGCTTCTTCCTCAGCAATCTCAATAGCGGGTTTGTAATTTATTTGCATATATAAAGAAAGCTCTTCATCGTTTTGAGGCAATGACTCAGGGTCTGTGGTGAACGGGTCAGCCCCTGTCGCTTTTTGTATGTCTAACAAAATATCTTTAGCGGCCATTTGACCTTCAATCATATCTTGATATTTACTTCTCTTAGCTTGAGACATTGCGTCTTGAGCATAAGCATTTACTTTAAAAAGCCTATCAGACATTCCGTTAACAACAATATCTACAAATTTAGGTAATATAGGAACTGGAGTCCAATCTAAGTTAAGGTAAGATAAATCGCCATCAATAGCGATTTCATTTTTATACTTTCCCACTGATTGCTCTCCTCGGGCGTATAACCTTAGTCTATGAAAGTTTCTCCATTGGTCATAGTAACGACAAGCGTTACCATCTTTTTTAAACCATTCATACTGTATTGCTTGCCCAATTTGTAATCCAAACTCGTCAGTTGCTTTTTCAGCATCAGAAACAAATTGACTGGGGAAACCTACAGATGAAATATTTACCTTAACGTCTTTCATCTATCTAATTAATTCACTTAATACTCCGTTGTTAGTATACCTTGCAAAGTTAAGTTTTATTTTTGATTCTTTCTTTTCAGGTGTATACAAGTGCTTTTGACACGCCATTATGGCTAAACCAGAACTAATTGAAGCGTCATACTTAGTTCTATTGCTAATATCAAACTTTGCCCAGTCTTCTAATGTTCGTGTAAATGGCATAGAGCCCATTGCATCTGAGTCTCTAAAGCTACCATCTAAATCAATACCAATGTGTTTTTCTATATACGACTCAATAGCTGATGCGTGAGCTTGTTTAATATCCTCGCTACTGTTTGGTATTCCACCTAACTCTCGCTCTGTTTTAGACAAACGATTAAATTGTTTGTCAGGTCTATTTAAACTAAAGCCTCGGTAACCTCTGTTTTTAAAATGATACAAGAGACGGGGTTTGTTGTTTTCAATTAATATTGGCATTCCATAAAATACACAAGCCATAAGTACTTCTTCAAAAAATATTTCAGCAGTTTGTGGCCTGGCTATGTATTCGAGAAAAAACTCATTGCTTGGAGCATCGTCCATATTAAACTTTGTTAAACCATGAAGCGCTCCGTTTGAACCTTTACCTCCAACAGTTCCTGAAATATCATAACTATCACAACCGAAAGCCCCAAGGTGTTCGTTCCCTGGGTATTTTTTTCCATTCTTATTAAAGAATCTATTTTGTAAATTTGCGCTCGGTAGCCAAGAGCAAAGAAATCTTCCCTTTTTGTCCGGAGACCATATTACTTTAGTGTCTTTTATTCCGTCCTTCCAAGAAAAACTTCCTCTTGTTAAATAATGCTCTTTAATCATAGAGTCATTATAATCTATTTGCTGATATATGCGTGTAAGATTAAATAAAGATTGTTTGCTCTCGTCACGAAACGCATGTGATTCCGTTCTGGGAAACTGTCTATAAAACTCATTAAGAGCATCAGCATCTGACTTTAATGATTCAACTTCGTTTTGCCAATAATCCAAAGCCCCTTGGTTAATGTATTCGCCGTAAGCATCTACTTTTGGTTTTTTGGGAGTATAAAACACGGGCATTCCGTATCTATCTATAAAGCCTTCCATATTCCATTCCATTGGAATAAACAAACTATACATACCGCTTTTTGTTTGTCCGTTAGCGTTTCGTTTAAAAACATTAGAGTCATTATACAGCTTTTTAAAATTATTACCACCCTTGTCCAATGCGTTTGATGTAGAGCCCATCATACACTTACCTATAATCCTACTACCTAAACGTAAACATGTTTTTGTGACTCTCCAGTTATTAAGAATGTTATTTGGCTTTATCCATTTTCCGCTTTCATCATGTACTAAAAGTAATAACTTTTCGCCATCATAGCTGTTATCATCTGTGTTTTTCCAATCGATTGTTGTGTCTAATCCGTAGAGCTCTTCAGTCTCTACATTATACATATTTTTTTTTGTAATTTTAGAAGCGGGTATTCTAAAAGCCAACTCTGTTTTTGGCTTGTCCATACCATCTTGTATAGGTTTAAAAAAGAAAGGCAACCTATTAGATATAGGCACTACTTTATCTGTAAACATTTTTTTAGCATCAGCACCAGTTTTTGAAAGTATCCCAACCCTTGAATCTTTTGCAAGCGTACCTGTGTTTACGCATTCTGAAGAACCCATAAATGAAAATCCAGAACGTCTTATTTTTAAGTAAATCATACCAAAACTTCTCTTATCAGCTTTGCAGGCTTCCCAATAAATATAAAATATACGATTAGCTTCACGATACTCAGGATATCCAATATCAATGTTAGTCCACTGTAAATACATATAATGCGCCCCGGTAATATATGTCGGCAATCCATTATTCATAAACCAAGCCCCTTCGTCCCGCCTGTCAAACTCTCCCTCTATATAATCTACCCATCTATTTTTAAACTCTGAAGGCATTTCATTCCATTGGAATATAGATTGTATTCTGGAAAGTTGCTTAGGCAATTCTTTACGTTCCCAATACTGTTCTTCTTTTTTAGAGTGTCTTTGAAGACACTCATCTGGAGTTTTAGGAAGTGCTATATACAGTCCGTTAATCAAAATTATATCTCCAATTTGACCTGTTTTTGAAATTACAACAACATCATATTTTTCACTATATCCATACACCCAACTTCTATTTCTGTTTTTGTTGGTTATTACGGATTTAGAAATATAATCCTTAACTACTTTATATAATTTATTTTGACCTTCTTTCTGCAAAACCTTGTTTTGAATCTACACTGTTCTTATTTTTACTTAAAGATAAAGCTTCTTTTTCACTTTCTATTCTATTTAAAATTTCAAACGCATCAAATATAGCAAGCTTCTTTGTTGCTGCTGCGTTTTTTAATCTATCCGCAGATATATCGTCTTCAGGGTCAGGTTTTATTATATCCTCTTTTGCTACTTTTATAAGTTGCTCTACAGCCCTTCGCCCTGCATTTATAATTTCTAATTTAATTTCTTCAGTAGATTTCATAAAACCATGGTTATTTGGTGGTCATACATCCTGTAAAGTTTTTTACCATCTAAAGTAAACTTGTATTCACTATCCGGTTTAAAAGAAACTAAGTCCCCCCTCTTGACACCTTGTTGTGATAGCTTGCTATTTGGGTAAATCATCTTTGCGACTAAAGGCTCTTCCTTTAATGGTTTTAAGATAATTGATTCTTTTGGAGGTATAGGCTCAACAAAACAATACTTATCATGAGCATACCACTGGTGAATTTTTTTGTACAAAAAGAATTGGTCGTTATCTACTAAAAACAAATTTTCCTTAAGAAAACTTTTACCGCTTTTACGCCTCCCTTTTATGTCGTTATAAAACTTAAACACATTATGATGCACAAGCAAAGTGTCTCCTGGTTCAATTTCACCACAATAACCTATAGGTGTAGATAAAACTATAGCCTCCCTGTTTGCGGACTCGTAATCTTCTTCAGATGTACTTACTACAAATTCAATACCCCCAATTTTTTTGGTGTTATTATACCTCTTATTATCTTGAGGTTGTACGATAAAACTAAATGGTGATTTCAAAAGTTTATGTTATATTCAATTGATATAGGCATTGTTGAGCTAAACTCTTTCCAAAGCATAACTACCTCCTTATCTTGAATATAAATTTTGAAAGAATCTTTTGGCTCGTCATACTTTATTAAATGAATAATGTAATTACCACCTAATACATCTTGCCCAACCAAGTAGTGCATAGCGCCTGACTTGTAATCAGGGCCAACTGATATTTTTCTTATATCCATTTGATTTTATTTTAAATTTAATTTTGTGCCTCTAACCAGGCGTTTTTGATTATATATTTTGTATTATCTGCTGGTCTTCTATATGTTTTTCATAAGCAGAAATAATGTCATCTGTCCAAGCTGTAGTTGCGTATGGTTGCAATTCAGCTGGCAAATCAGTAATTGGTGTGTTAGGCGCAAAACTATCACGCCATAAAGATTTGCTTATTTGTTCACCGTCTTCAGTAATTATAGTTTGGTATCTAACTTGTATATGTTTGAACTCACCAACTATTTCTATTTTATCTATTAACTTATTTTTTTCTAATGCCATTTTTATTTATTTAAGATGTTGTATATGTGATATTTATTGTAACTTCAGTTGTTTCGTCACCCGGCAAATCTGTGTACAATCCATTATCGTAAAAAGTAATTGTTGTTGTATTATCAAGTCCATAAACCAATCCACGACCTGTATTAAAACCTTGACTATTAAACAACGTTCCTGTTGCAAAGCTTGTAAAAGTTGTGTTTAAAATTGTAAATGGTAAATTTGTACAATTTTGTATTTGTGTTGTTAAATCTTCAGGAACAAAATCTCGTATATATATTTCAACGTGTACTAAATTACCTATTTTTGTGTACCTACCTAATGTATCGTTTAGTGATGTACTCGTGCCTGTTACTGTTAGCGTTGGCGTAAACGTCCCCTCTTCGTAATCGTCGAGCAAATTAGCTGATGTAGTACCACCTACATAAAGACCAAAGGTGAATTGATTATTAAACAATGGATTTGTTGTAGAACCACCACCTCGGTTTATTTGTACTACGCCTTCGTTTTGATACAGTGCTCCTTGAGGTACTCCTAAAGCATCTGCACCTGCATCGTTTGAAGCTGAAAATGTAGTTACTGTTGGAAGCAACACACGTGGTACTTGAGCAACACCACCTCCTCTATTAACACCGCCTTCTGTAATAAGTAGCGCATTACTATTTGTAGTTGAAGTAGAGCCTACCGCTAAAGCAAATTTGGTATTACCAAGCCCAAGTGAATAGTCTGTTGCTGGATAAGAAGTTTTATCGTTTCTATAACCTACAATCATGTGGTTTCCAGTGTCACCATCTAAATTGCTACCAATAGCGAAACTACCCGTACCGCCAGTTATAGTATTTGATGTTCCAAGTAAATAAGCATCTTGAGTTGTCCCTGTAACCGTGTGGTTATCTCCTAAAGCAAATATATTAGAAGTTGCTGTAATACTGTTTGCGCCACCCGCAATAAAGCTTGAGCTCGCTTGTACAGCATTGTTGAAACCAAGGGCTTGTGTTCTAAGCGAAGAAGTTAATGAGTTTGAATTACCCACAGCAAAAGCATCTACAGAACCTGTTATCGCGTTACCTTGTCCAAATGCAACTGATTGGTCAGAGTTACTTGTAATTTGGTTACCACTACCTACAATTAGACAGTGGTCAGAACCTGATATATTATCATTAGTACCGCTACCTATTACAAGAGAAGAATTATCAACCTGTACTGAACCTGGGCTTGGTGATATAACAACACCACCTTTAAAAGTAGCAACACCAGTTCCGACATTCAAATCTGCACTTGCTATATTAGCAGCGTTTAAACCTACGTCTATTCTACCTCCTTGTCCGCCTGTAAATCTAAGTACTCCAGATTGAGTATATGTTAAAGTGCTTGTTGAATTAGCTTGGTTGTCATAGTTTTTTATAATATGTTCTGTAGGTACATTTGAACCTGTTACTGCTGTTATGTAATTAGTTGTTATACCACTTAACAATTTATTAGGAACAGCATTAGAAGTTATCCCAGATAATTCGGTTGTTCCGTTCCATACTGGAATATTATATTGATTACCTTCACCAGTAACACTACCTCCGCCGCCAGATGGGATTTCAATAACTTCTCCAAAAGAGGTAACCCCTAATGCAAAAGTTGCTGTTCCTGTAACATTTCCAGAGCCGTATGCGTTTAATCGTATATTATCTCCACCAATCGCAACTTGGTCAGCTGCGTTATCTATAGCGTATTTACCAATAGAAACGCTACCTGTATTTTTTGTCCAGGCTTGTTCGCCTATAGCTACAGATTGGTCAGACTCTGCTTTTGCAAAATATCCAATAGATGTACTTCGGTTTCCTAATGTCATACTATGCGCTCCAATAGCAAAAGAACCCTCTGTGGCATTTACCGTTCTAACAATAGAAACAGTCTCACCTGCATCTAAAATAAATCCTGGCGCGTTGACAACAATAGTGTATACATCACCCGCAGGTGTACCGCCATTAAATGTTGCGCTAACAACTGTATTTATCCTATTATCTTGAGCCAGACTCCAAGTTTGATTTCCAGAGCCATTATTATATATAGTGTCTCCAGGCTGTATGTTTACTCCACCTACTACATTTGAAAGTTGAAAAGATGTACTTGGTATCCCTACTGACGTTACGATTACACCAGCGGCAATGTCTGTAACGCTTGAGCCTTCTCCTAAAGCGCCTGAGCCATGTCCAGAAACAAAACTACCGTGTCCAGATGCAAGTCCTTCAGAGCCTACATTAAAAGCTCTCCAGCCCATAGCAAAAGCACCAAACGACCCTCCTGCTAAAGTTTCAAATCCGAAAGCTGCGTTTTCATTAAAATCTGAAATTCCTAATCCAGCTATAGCTTTATATCCAAAAGCTATTGAGCTGTCTGCGTTTGACCTAACTGTTGAATTAAAACCACCGGCAAGCGAGTTTGTCGCCTCTGCTCTTGCGGACGACCCAATAGCTGTAGAAGCAACTCCACTTGCCGTTGTAGATGCACCCATAGCTATAGAAAATTCCCCACTTGCTGTTGTACTGTCACCCATAGCTGTTGATGCACTTCCGCTTGCATCGGTTTGATATCCCGCAGCTATAGAAAAATCTCCACTTGCTGCAGTTTCTTCACATAAAGCTGTAGAACCGTCCCCACTTGCTGTTGATTGAGAACCCATAGCTATAGAATACTGTCCACTTGCTGTTGTACTGTCACCCATAGCTGTTGAAGCAAATCCACTTGCTGTAGTTGCAGTACCCATTGCTGTAGAAGCAGTTCCACTTGCTGTTGTGTTATTTCCCATAGCTGTAGATTGTGTACTACTTGCTGTATTCAGGGTGGGATTATTTAAAACTACAGA